TCCCAAAGGAGGTCATTATGAACGATGATATCGATCGCAAGATCTTAATCAACGAAATCATAGTGCTCGAAGAATCCGTGGTCTCCTCGGGGTCGACTAACATCGACTTTCCGACTGATCCTGGTTACTTCGAGTCCTTTTCCACTTCAGATCTTAGAGCGATGAAGAATCGCTTTGAGCGTCTGGTGCGGTCCTTAGGGGGTGTAAAGCGTCAGTGAGGTTTTCTTTGTGAACTCTCTTTCAGAGGGTTTTCTCGCAAGCTAAGCTTGCCTTACCTGGCCTAGATTTCTCTAGTGCCAGTCCGATCCATGACGAAGGAGTTACGATGATTAAGAAGATTCAAGCCCGGACTTACAAGGTCCGCCCGTTTAGGCCGGTCTTTGTCCTCGCTATGATTCTTGTAATCATCGCATTATCCAACGTTTTTATGGTTAGCCTTGCGCCTTCCCTGCGTCTCAAGATCATTGAGGTTTTTCTCAAGATTGCTGAGACACTGGTATCTGCTCTTGGTTAAGGATCGGAGGTACTATGTCGCGCACTGATATTTCGCAGAACTATTCGCAGAAGGGAATTCGGACTCGAGTCCAGCAAACCAGGAATTTTCCCTGGCAGCCCTGGACTTCCCCCGTAACTCTCGTCACTACGAATTGTCCCTACGATACGGGTTTTCGAACTCGTGCAGGTAATGCGACCTCTGGCTACCAATCTGCCTGTGATAGTGGTAATTTGCCGGAGAACTACTTCAATTACTCGGAGTCGTTCGACAGTCATTGCCAAGGTAGAGATCGTTCGGAATCAGCCACGTACCCGAAAACCCGCGTCGATACCTATGGTATCTTCGAGGATATAACGTGTAACATGGCTCCTTACCAAACGATCGCGTCCCTCCTTCAGTCAAACCTTGACAACAAGGTTCGTCAGAAGCTTCTCGAACGAGTTAAAGATAGTGATGTCAACCTTGGTGTCATTTGGGGTGAACGTGAGCAGACGTTTCGTCTTCTCGCAGATGCCCTTAAGAAACTAGGGAAGGCTTACAATCAAGCTCGATCGGGTAACTTCTCAGGAGCAGGGCGAACACTCACCGGTTCAACCGGACGTGCTAGCTCAACTATCGCAAGGAATTGGCTTGAACTTCAGTACGGATGGCTCCCTCTAATGTCCGATATCTATGGGCTTTGTGCTACCGTGCACAAGGCGTCTCGACATCGGGAATATGTGGTCGTCCGTTACCGTAGTAAAATCCAAGATTCGTTTAGTGACGTCTTTTCGGCAGCGGACAGTCTTCACTATCGCACGAGCGAATCATTCTATGAATCATCCGCAAGGGTGAAGATGAGAAGTTCCTCTATGTTCTTATCTACTGCCTCTGAGCTTGGTTTAACCAATCCTTTGGCGGTCGCTTGGGAACTAGTGCCTTTCTCCTTTGTAGTCGACTGGGCTCTTCCTATTGGTTCATTTTTAAACCAAATCGATGCGTCGGTGGGCTGGACGTTTGTAACGGCCAGCCTAACGAAGTATAGTAAGGATAGCGCTAAGACGATAAAGGTGTCAAAAAACTTGCCAGCTGTTTTTGCGTATCGTGAATGCAATGTGGTTCGAGAGATGCATCGGATGTCAGTCGTTAGGGCCGGGATTGTTTCCTGGTCTCAACTCCTGTCTCTGCCGTATATCAAGAACCCTATCTCACTCACTCACGCAGCTAATGCCCTGGCTTTATTAACTTCTAAGAGGTAATTACCATGGCTATTATTGCCAATATGACTATCGCGGATGGCGCAGCCACTCCCGTAAACCATACGTTCACCGCTAAAGGCGTGTTGAATGGCGTCGCGAAATGGAAAGACCAAGTCTCTGGTGTTGAACTCGGTATGCCCACGATCACTGCTTCGATTCGTGAGTCGACTAAGACCAACCCGATGACGAAAGTCACCATCAAGCTTCGCCTGCCGGCGCTCGAGACGGACCCAAGTTTCTTGGTTCCAACCCTCGCTTATGAGGACTCGTGCACCATTGAGTTCTTGACGCATACTCGCGATACGCTTCAGAATCGCGACGATTTGCAGACCTTCGTTTACAACATGCTCAATCAGTCTGCTATGATTGCGCTTGTGAAGGACCGCGAAGTTATCTGGTAACCGTGAAATTCGGCTACTAGCGTAACTGACGTCAACCACTCAATAAAGGCCTCCTATGAAGACCCAGTCTCATAGTTCGCAACTAGCTCAGCTATTGCGATCACGCGTTAGCTCGTCTGCTACAGACGATGCAATATCTTCATTTCTTCATGATCTCGATACTCCTCGCTCTTTAACTGTTTGGCTCCTTTATTCCTTAAAGGAGCATGATCAGTTAGTCAGTTTGGATATCGATCCGTTGGATTACTCCGACGCTAACCGTTTTCGGTTAGACTACATTGCGACTCACTTTTTATCTAAAGCCGACTTCCTCGACACTTCTGTATCGAAGAAAAAAGCGGCGATGGATAAATTTTATAAGTTCGAACGTCAATGCGGTGAAACTAATGATCGTCTTCGTCGAAACCTCCCCTCTCCATCGCTAACAAACGATGAAGACTGTTGGCTGCGTAACGCAGTCACCAGCAAAATAAGGCTGATTCTTGAAGATTTTTCACCTGAAGAGTTTGTCGATAGTTGCAATTGGGGTCCTGGCGTAACAACCCTGTTGAAGGGGAGTCACGTTTCGGCCGCTAATAAATTCCAGTCTGAGACTGGAATAACACGCGACTTGTACGCCTTTGTGAAACCTTGGTTCGCCGAGGCTTTCCCTATGTGTGCCCTTCATCTTTGGTCATTGGAAGCCGACCAGAGTAACGATGGGTTCACATTCGAAAAAGGCAACGTAATAGTCACGGTTCCGAAAAATAGTAAGACAGATCGAGTTATCGCAATTGAACCTGGTTGGAACCTTTGGTTCCAGAAAGGTATCGGTGCGATGATCCGACGTCGTCTCGCTCGATTCGGAGTGGACCTTAACAACCAGAGTAAGAATCAACAATTTAGTCACGAAGGGGCCTTTGATGGTCACTTGGCGACGATTGATTTTAGCTCTGCGAGCGATAGTATCAGTATCGAAACTGTCCGTGAGGTATTACCTTACAAATGGTTTCAGATCCTTGATGTTGTTCGTTCTAAGGTTGGTGTCAGCAGCGAAGGCGTTGTCCGATGGAAGAAATTCTCTTCTATGGGCAACGGCTTTACGTTCGAGCTTGAGTCATTGATATTTTTCGCAGCCGCTTGCGTGGCTTGCGACTTCTGTCATATCTCATGTTCGGATATATCCGTTTTCGGGGATGATGTAATCATTCCGGTAGGAGCTGTTGACGTCTTCTCGAGATTATGCCAAACGCTTGGTTTCACGGTAAATGCACAGAAGAGTTTCTCTTCGGGGCCTTTTCGTGAATCTTGCGGTAGTCATTATTTCGAGGCGTTGGACTGCAAGCCCGTTTACCTTAAAGGTAAACTTCAAACGTTCCAATCCCTTTTTAAACTACTCAACGCAGTTAGGCTCCTCGCTCATCGGTTCGGGTTAAACCGATTCTGTGACCGAAGGTTTCTTCCTACGTGGCGTAGTTTGTATAAGCGCGTACCCAAGCCGTTACGGCTTGGGATACCTCGTGGTTTCGGCGACGGCGGCATCATCATGAATTTTGATGAGGCACGTCCGTCTCTGGCTCCTCGAAGTAACGAGCTAACCTGGGAAGGTTACTCGATCCGCATGGTATTGGAGATTGGGGTTACCCAATCGTTTGACGCTCCCGGTCTTTTACTAGACCGGGTGCGGGGTGGTTCGACGGTAGCATATGGCAATTGCTATACGCTAAGAGGCCAGGTGAAGACACGAGTTTCTCGCGTCTTCATCCCGTCGTGGTACAACCTCGGGGAGTGGACTTAGTCCCTCTTTCAATCTGAGAAAGGCTTCCTTTCTCTGGTGGTAGCTG